GGGCAAAGTGACGAAAACCAACCAGTGCAGTGAAGGTTTCGACAACCCATCCAGGTTCCGCGAGGAGTGGGATAAGCAGACCCAGGGGAAATAGAGCCTCATCCCTGAGGTTCTGACACAGTCTCTCCTCTGGGCTTTAACCGTAGCAGAATCACAGAGCCTCGCATCGGCGGGGCTTTTTTGTATCCGCATTTCACCGCGCACCGCAGCGCATTCAAACCACGTCGAACCAAACCCTTTGAAATGAGCCTTTGAGGAAGTCAGTTAGTGCAGGCGAGCCTCGACGGGCTGATTTCCTATGCGGCAAAGGTTCATCTCAAAGAAAGGTACACGCTATGAATAATCCGTCAGTTATTCCGGCCTTCGACTTCCGCGAAATGGTTTTGCCATCCAACGGAAAGGTCATCACGACGTCCATGAAGATCGCCCGCTATTTCGGAAAGGCGCATAAAAACGTTCTTCGCACTATCAAGCGGCTGGAGTCAGATTGCTCCCCTGATTTTAACCGGCTCAATTTTGAGCCCGTTGAATACCTCGATAAGAAAGGCGAAATGCGCCTGATGTACAACATCACGAAAGATGGCTGGATGATGCTTGTAATGGGTTTCACCGGGAAGATGGCGACCGCGATTAAAGAGCAATACATCGCCGCCTTTAACTGGATGGCCGAGCAGCTAAACCGACGCATGGCCATGGGTGAAGAAATGCAGCACCGCTACGCCATCAAAGAAACGCGCTCAAAGCTGAAAGGCACGATCGGAAGCCGTTTGATGAACGAGCGGAAGAAAGAGAAGCGCGTTCTGGAGCTCGAGCATGAGCACATCATGCAGGTAACGCAGCCAGAATTGCTGATTGGCTGATCGACATTACAGAAGCTCTTCACTGAGGGGCTTCGATAATGATCTGTGTAACCCCGCAAGGATGGTGATCACATCTTGCTGACGGGTAAGCCGTAAGTGGCTAAGCACTTCTGAGAAGCAGGGCAACAGCTGCGACAAGGCAAAGAGGTAATCATGTCCGACATCTACCAAATCACGCTAACCACCCAAACAGGCGAAACCTTCACAGGCAAGATGTCACGACGTCAGCCTGAGTTGGTTAACGGCTTTGTACCGCTGGCGAACGAGACGGGCGAGTGGTTGTACTTTGCTCCAGCGGATGTGAAACGCGTGCAGTTCACGCCAGTGCAGGCAGAGCAGACCGAGCAGCCAGAAGAACAAGCAACGGAGTAACTCATGAGCAAAACAGTAACATTCACCTCAAAAGTATCTCTTCGTCCATACATGAAGCCGATCCTGGTGCTGTCAGCCTTACTTCGCTGGGACTGGTTGACTAACAAGTGCTTCAAAATCGAAACCGTTACCAGCGACACGGTGCAGCTTTAAGGCGGAGTAACCCATGGTTAACGATGACGAGCGCAGGCCATATCCGCCAGTTAACTTCATCACCTCCGACAACTGGCAGCCATACACCAGGCTAATACCTGCCAATGAAGTGCATGAGTGGGTAAGCCGCCAAATCCTCAGTGATACCGGAAGCATCCACAACCCTGACCATGAGCACCTGCTTGAAGCTAACCTCTGCTTTATGTGGGCGTCTGACTCTTTCGCGAAGAAAGGACGGTATGTCCTCGGTCAGGCCGAGCAGGTAATGCTGCGCGCCGGTGGTTGGCAGAAAGCCAGAATGGAACAGCAGATGCATGAATGGTTCGGGCGAATACCGAAGTTCATCATCACGCTGGCGGCTGATTACTGCTCACAATGCAGTGACCTCGAATTCTGCGCACTGGTAGAGCATGAGCTTTACCACATCGCCCAGGCCACCGATGATTTCGGCGCGCTGAAGTTCAACAAAGAGACCGGGCAGCCAGTGCTGATACTGCGCGGCCACGACGTCGAAGAATTCACTGGCGTCGTACGTCGATACGGTGCCAGCAAAGAAGTACAGGAGCTCGTTGATGCGGCCAATGCGCCAGCAGAAGTGGCTCACATCGATATAGCCAGGTCATGCGGCACATGCATGTTAAAGCTGGCCTAACAATATGACTGATTATGACAGGCAGGTAATCCATGGCGACACTGAAAGGTGAGGTCAAAGCCTTCATCGTTCAGTCCCTTGCCTGCTTCGATACACCATCCCAGGTGGTTGAGCTGGTCAAAAAAGAATTTGGCCTGAGCATCACACGTCAGCAGGTCGAATCACACGACCCGACGAAAGCAAACGGCAGGGGGCTGGCGCAGAAGTGGGTTGAGCTATTCCACGAAACGCGTAAGCGCTTCCAGACCGAATTAAGCGACATTCCGATCGCCAACAAAGCATATCGTCTCCGCGCGCTAGACCGGATGATGACAAAGGCCGAGAGCATGCGAAATATGGCGCTGGCTGCCTCGCTGATGGAGCAGGCCGCCAAAGAGTGCGGGGATGCTTACAGCAACAAACAGAAGGTCGAGCACACCAGCCCGGACGGAACCATGACTCCGCGGCCGACCATCATCCAGCTACTCCCTGTTGAGCCGAAAGCATGAGTGAAGCCGTTCAACTGCCGATCCCCGCAAAGCTTGCACCATTGTTCACTGCTGTGAATAAGCGTTACCGGTGCTCGCATGGTGGGCGTGGCAGCGCCAAGACGCGCACATTCGCGCTGATGACTGCCGTAAAGGCTTATCAGTCGATGATGAACGGTGAGAGCGGCGTAGTGCTCTGCGCGCGTGAGTTCATGAACTCGCTGGAAGAGTCGAGCATGCAGGAGGTGAAACAGGCGATCCTGTCTGTTCCATGGCTGGCTTCCAACTTTGACATCGGCGAAAAGTACATCCGCACCATCGACAAGAGCGTTAACTACGTGTTCTGCGGTCTGAGGCATAACCTCGACAGCATCAAGTCGAAAGCGCGCATTCTGCTGTGCTGGGTCGACGAGGCTGAATCAGTCAGCGAAATAGCCTGGCAGAAGCTGAGCCCAACAGTACGTGAAGAAGGCTCAGAGATTTGGGTGACGTGGAACCCGGAGCGTGACGGTAGCGCCACTGATAAGCGTTTCCGCAAAGAGGCAGGCGACGACTGCATCACCGTTGAGATGAACTATACGGATAACCCGTGGTTCCCCGACGTGCTGGAAGGCGAGCGTCTGAATGACCAGCGCCGCCTCGACCCGGCAACATACGCATGGGTGTGGGAAGGAGCTTATCTCGAAAACTCTGACAAGCAGGTGCTGGCCGGGAAATACCGGATTGCTGAGTTCTCGGACCAGTTGTGGAAAGAGGCAGATCGCCTGTTCTTCGGTGCTGACTTCGGATTCGCCAAAGACCCTAACACCTTGGTGCGCTCGTTCATCCTGCACAACCGGCTGTACATCGAATACGAGGCATACGGTCAGCAGACAGAGCTAGACCACATGCCAGAGCTGTACGACACGATTCCAGGCGCGCGTGACTGGCCCATCAAGGCCGACTCCGCTCGACCCGAGACTATCAGTTATCTCAAGCGGCAGGGCTTCAATATCTCAGCTGCTGAGAAGTGGCAGGGTAGCGTTGAGGATGGGATAGCACACCTTCGCGGTTTCGACGAAATCATTATTCACCCGCGCTGCAAGAACGTGGCGCGTGAGGCCCGCATGTGGTCGTACAAAACTGACCGCATCACCGGTGAGGTGTTGCCGAAACTGGCTGATGGTGATGAGCATACGTGGGACGCCATCCGCTATTCCCTTGATGGACATATCAAACGTAAACAGCAGGGTGTCGGTATGATGATTCCGAAACGCCTTCGATAATCAACGGACACGACATGAACGATAAATTACAGTTGGCGGTTAATCACGCGATTAACGACGCCAGGCTTGCTCGCGCCCGCATGGGGATGCTTAACCCTTCGATGGGGCTGGACGCCAAGCGTAATTCTGCGTGGTGCGAATATGGATTCCCTGAGCAGGTCACATACGAAAACCTCTACGCCCTGTACCGGCGCGGTGGTATTGCTCACGGTGCCGTTGAGAAGCTCGTGGGCAAGTGCTGGCAGACTAACCCGGAAATCATTGAGGGTGACGATGCCGACGAGAGCGAAGACGAAACCGCCTGGGAGAAAAAGTCCAGACAGGTATTCACCAGCCGATTCTGGCGCTCGTTCGCAGACGCTGATCGCCGCCGTCTTGTCGGTCGTTATGCAGGCATCCTTCTGCACGTCAATGACTCCCTCGCCTGGGATCAGCCTGTAACGAAAGGCAAGATGCTACAGAAGGTTACTGTCGCATGGGCTGGCTCTCTGACAGTTGGCGACTGGGACACCGGCCTGAACTCGAAGACGTACGGACAGCCGAAGATGTGGCAGTACGCTGAACGGTTGCCGAATGGTTCAAGTCGCCGCGTCAACATCCACCCCGATCGCGTTTTCATCCTTGGTGATTACTCAGACGATGCTATTGGCTTCCTTGAGCCAGCTTATAACGCC